CTTTGTCAGATTCTTTACCTGTTGACATAAGTTCTTCATGAACTTCATTCAACGGTGAACGTTCGTTATCGTTCTTACCTGGGTCATAGAACTTCTGCCATTTACCACCTACTTGTAATTCATGGTACCAAACTTCTTTGAATGGTGATGAACCGTCAGGTGTTGGGAGGATACGGACTCTACGTTGTCCTTGAGCTTGACCTTGTGGAAGGATACAAGCGAAATACTTTTTCATTCTTTCCTCTTGAGACATTTTGTTTGAGTCTCCGAAAGATTGTGTGTTTTTTTCGTACTGTGAAAGTACTGCGTCAAGTGAACTCATCATAATTTTGTTTTTTAGTTGTTTAAGTATAGGTTAATTTTTAGTGTTCGTCAAATTATTCGCCAAATAAAAAGGGTCACAACGTGACCCTTAAAGTATAGTAAAATTTCTTTTAAAATCAACCCACTCTAAACGATGTTTGGGTTGGTTCGTCATCATAGTTATCAAATGTTCTTTTGATTTCAGATGGTACGATTTGTTCTACTTCATCAGATGTTAAAACATATTCGTTTTTACCTGACTTTTCCATATCTTCTTGTTTGTCATCAAAGAAACTTGATAGTTTTTGATTGAATGGTCCACTGTCAAGAGTTCTTAATTCTAATTTTTCTTGAGCAGTTTTTGGTCTATATTTTTCAATCTTTTCTTCCATTGAATTTAATTTTTCAAAAACTTGGTCCATCGAATTTAATTTACTTTGCATGTCTTCAATTTGTTTGAACATCATGTCAAAATATTCTTGTTGTTTGTTTTCAATATTTTTTTGAGAATTTACCAAATCAGTAATGTCTAATTCTTCACTGTCAGAACTTTCATCTCCCAACTCTTCAGACTTTCCATCAGAATCTATTTTTTCAACTTCAGTATCTGTTGTTGTATCAATAACTTCAGGTTCCACGGGTGCTGTAGCCCCCAATGTTGGGTCAGCAACGGGTGCCGCAGCATCAGGTGCTGGTGGGACATCTCCCGCAGCATCAGGTGCCGGTGGTAAATCTCCAAGACCCGCAGCGTCTTGTTCCATAATATAAGAGTTAATTCTATTGTGTCTCTTAATTTCTTCAATAATTTTTCTATCTATAGCCATTTCAATTATCCGTTTAATAATTGTTTAACACCGTGTGGAGTTTCAACCTGAACTCTTCTATTAGTTTTCAAGGTATTGTCTACTCTTTCGATAAGACCGTCTCTATCTCTTACGGTGTAGCAACTTCCTGTGTCTAAGTCACAAACTTCGGTAAAACCATTACCAGTATTTTTTTCTGAGTATCTTGTGTTTTTTCCAAGATAGTTGTCTAAATGTTGTTTAATATCCATAATACTTTTCTTAATAAATATATCTTAGGGGGTAAATAATCCAAATACTTCACATTGGTGTAACGCTTCGTCAGCAACTTTTTTCAAATCATTAAAGGTATTTTGATTTGATTTAGACCATTTATCAAACTCTTCTTGATTTTGGAATCTTTGTGTTGGCCAATAATACATCCAAATATATAGCATGTATCCCAAAATTTGGTCTCTAGTTAAATTAGTCCACGTTCTACCACCAGTATATATTAGACTATTACCGGGGTTTTGAGAATTGTAATAATAATCTGAAATAAACTTAATTGAATTTTGATAACTTGAAAATACCGCATATGGTTTAGATGTACCTGATTGGTTTGATTTACATGCGTATTGATTTGTCAAATATGTATTTCTACCACCATAAGATATTTGTGGGAATGGAATACCACCTAAAGGAGTACCACCCAAATCGTAATTATATGCGTAAATAATTTTATTATCGTGTCCGTTTAGATACGCAGTAAAGAAAGTCATTAATCTTGCCACAGAATCTGAAACATTTGTTTTTAATAATTTTGCAAAATCAGCAAATGAAATGTTTGTTGCAACATTTTCAACCCCATTAAATTTACGATAACTTGGGTCGGCTTCTAATATATCATTATAACAATAAACAGGAGGTTCTGACGAATATTTTGCATTTGTTTGAATTCCGTTTCCAATTGTTATAATATTAACTGCAGGTTGTGCTCCAACACTTGCAGTTTCTTTTAATCTATAAATTGATTGAACTAATTCACCCAATAAGTTTTGATTAATAGACATAATTTGTTGACTAATTAATGGTAAAGAATAGATTGGCATTCTAGTACCAGTAAAATATGTTTTGAAACTTCCAGAATCAATTACGTGTTCAACATCTTGAATCATATATGGACCTCTAAACATTGGAACGTGTCTTAAATTAAAATACATTGTTGGTTGAATCATTACATTACCCATAGATTCTACTCTACAAGAGTAACTTCTATTTTTATATAGATTATATAAACTAACACTTTGTGTACTAACTTTTCTTCCTGAAGCACCCATAGCCATATCGGTAGTAACTCTATTACCTTCAGTTGTGGCTGCGGCAGGGTTTTGGTCCAATTGGATACTATAAAAAATTCCTTGGTTTCTTGTTCCAAAATCAACGTTAAACGCAACTACTTTGTTTGAGATTGCCCAATCTTTTTTACCTTGTAAATTTGAAACCATTGGGTTGTCAGAACTTCTTGTTAAATCAAACGCATCTGTCCTCCATCTATAGTCAGCATTATCCCTCATATCCAAGTGTTCACTTGGTTTACCAGCGTAATAACAAACCAATTTTGGTTGTGAGTTTCTATAGTCAACATCCAAGAAAGTACCAAATAACGAATTTGCAAGTGATTCGGATGGTTCCGCATTTGGTGCAACACCTTGTTTAACTTCACCAACACCCCAAAAATTAATGTAAGCTGGTAATGGCATCATTTGGAATTGGTTGTCAGCAATAATTCTACTTATAAAGTCAATAACTCTTGTATCCATAGATGTTGTTCCTGAAAAGAAACTAGTTAGTTTGAATACATCTATGAGAATTTTATCACCAATATCTCTATTTGCCCTATCTAAAAATAATACATCTGAATATAATGTTTTGTCAGTGTATTCAGTACCAGCAATCCATTTATCGTTAAATGCTTTGAACGCCTCGTAAAATTCTAATTTTGATTGGGTTCCATCAACAGCCGATAAAATTGGTTTTTCAACTGTTTCAGTAACATTGGGTAATGTCTTTTGTAATGAGAAAAATAACTGACCCAATACTTGATTAATAGATTCATTTTTTTGAGTAAAAAAACTATTAACACCTTCAGTAAAGTCAGCCCTCACATATGTGTCATTTGGAAATTGTTCTTTAAGTTTAAGTTTTTGCGTTGCAAATATTTTAATTATAGGTGCAAACGTCACAACATTGGCTTGGGTAAACTCAATATTCATTGTTGGGAAGAAATCAGTATAGTAACTTCCGTTATCACTATAAACCATACCAGGTTGTGTTCCAAAACCAACGTAAGTGTACATCGCTTTCCAAGCATCCGTATTTAAATTATATGATTGTTGATATGTTGTGGCTCCTCCAAGTGTTGGTAATGTATTTGGAACATATGGTTCATAAGTGTACTTATCAACAACATTACTTGGTGGTGCTTGTAAAGTTGTAAAAGTTCCAAACAATTTACGATTAAAGTTACTTGGGTTACCAAACTTAAATGTTTTATAGAAATTTAAGAAACCATTTAAAGTATTACCAATATTTTTCATTTGTTCAATTGAACATTGTTTAACATAATCATTTGAATTTAATTGGTTACTTATTTCAGGAACAAATAAAAGACTTGTCATTAATTCTTGGAAATTTACGTTTCTTTCTCCAACAAGACTTGGACCCAATTCAGTAACGGTTAAATTATATCTTGATTTTGAAAAATTTAAAAACTCGGTTTCAAACGTATCTAAAATTTCTTTCTTAAATGTACCAAACACATCTTCAATCTTACTATAAGTTTGCCCTAATTTAAATGCATCTTGATTTGGTGTACCAGTATAAATTTCTTTAAAGTATTCGTTATAGTTTGGCTTTACAATACTTTGAATCTCAAAATATCCATAATTTGGTGCTGTCCAAAATGTACGAACGGCACCATTTTCAACAGCCTTATTGTTAAATACTTCTTGTGTAAGTGTCAATCCTGTTGGTTGTATAGTAAAACATTCATTTTCAACTTGATTTGTTAAAGAACCAAACGATGGTATTACCATTGTTGTATTACTCTTAAATCTATTTTTAATTTCAACAGAGCCATTTCCAAAATTAAATGTTGTATACCACGTACTTAGGTTTAACACCCTATTATTGTTATTATTATCAAATCCTAAAGGTCCTGAAATTTGAGAATCTTCTATAGAATCTAAATTTAAACCTTTATCAATCCCTACCTGAATTTGACTATCGGTATAACCCGTAAATAAGTCCAACCCAGTTGCCATGTAATAAACGTCATTAATTACTTTTGGGTAAAAACCAATGTTCATTGTTGATGAAGTGATTTGTCTACCACTTGGACTTGTACTAACAACGGAGTCCTGAGCAACAACAGTATATTCTTTGTTTTGTTGATTCTTAAACTTATATTGTTTTTTTAAGTCGGACGTTGTTGGGTCATATAAATTAGCAATGTTAACATTAGTCCAACAATCCGTTAAGATGTCAATATTTTCATCAACATATCTTTTATATCTATGCCAAATAGCACCATACTTCAAAATCCAAGCGTATGGTAATCTATGAACACCACCAAATTTAGTTAACGTGGCAAAAATATAATCCAAATCAGTGTCTAAAGATTTATCAACTGATGATGGGATATTTTTATATTTTTCTCTTAAACTACCTAATGGTAATGAATTTAAGAACAAATACGCAGCTTTAACATATGGATGTTGTGTTGTTTCTAACCTACTTAAATTAATTGATTGTAATAAAGCATTTGTAAATATTGGTGTGTTAAGCATTGATGTGGTCTGTTGAGCAATAACATTTCCAGTTTTGGCTTTATATAAAAGAGGACCTTCAGTCACCAAGTAGTCACCTGTGGTATTTCTTGACAAATAAAAATCCGATAAATTAGTTGTTGGTGTTGGTTCTTTTACATTTGAATACATACCATTTACAAATGGTACATTTTCCTTTTCATTGTATGGTTTGTAATTAGTGATGAATTTTTTATCAGTATTTAACACTAAACTATGTGTGGTGTCATATCTATTAGGACTTTTTGTAACGTTAGCTAAATTTTGAACTGACCATAAATCACTTGTAAATGGATATAAATCAGTAAAGTCTGTTGTTGTTGATAATGAACTTTTAATAAATTGTTCAATATTTGTTAGTGATTCAACATTTTTTATTGTACTATCAGATGCCGGTGTTAAAAAATCAAAATCTAATACAGCATAATCTTGTGTAGTAATTGTTTTTAAATATTCTGACGTAAATTCACCACGAATAAATTGTTGCCAACTTGGTCCCGTACCATCATTAGATATATTTCGTAATATCACTAATATATCATTGGGTGTCAAAGCAACTCCTTTTAATATTTTTATTAAACTTGGACTTGTACTATTAAGGGCTGTTGTTATATTACTAACTTCTAAATCAGATATTGTTTTATAAACAGAAAGTTGGGCTGAATTTGGTGTTAATACTTTATCATAATAAGCCGACAATAAAACTCTTTCATAAACCTCATAAATAAACTTAACGATTTCATAGTTTGAGTATGGTACGTTTGTCATTGGGAAATCAACAGCGTTTACCGATATTCTTTGAATTATTTTTCCTTCGTTACTATCACCAGCGGGTGTTGCAGTATCTTGAGCCGATTGACTCTTAATAATACCTTTTAAATATTCTTCAACAAATTGTACCTCAGGCCAAACCTCAAAATTATTTCCTCTTGTTCTTGAAATCTCTTTAGAATCACCAGGATATCTTAATTCAAATTGTTCACCGTCAGGTGAATTTGTTTCAACATAATATAATGGCCATGGATATACAGGAATACTTGCCAATGTGTTTCC